AAATGCTGCTACTGCAACATCATCAGGAAGTGTAACCAATAGCGTTACATTTAATAGCGGTGGTGCTGGTGGTGTTTCACCAATTACTTATAACGGCTCTGTAGCTCAAACCATTTCCTACAATACTATTGGCGCACCTAAAGCCGATGGAACAGGCGCATCTGGTACTTGGGGTATCAATATCTCAGGAAATGCTGCAACTGTAACCAATGGTGTATATATCAATGGAAGCTACTCAAATCCTTCTTGGATTACCTCAATTTTAGGTTCTATTGTTAGCGGAGCTGTAGCAAGTGCTACTTTAGCCACTACTGCAACAAACGTAGCTGGTGGAGCTGCTGGATCTATTGTTTATCAATCAGGCGCATCAACCACTACTACTTTAGCTTTAGGCACTACAAACTATGTATTAACGGCTGGCGCATCTGCTCCTCAATATGTAGCTCAATCTACCCTTTCTGTTGGATCTGCCACAAACGCTACTAATGCGACTTATTTAGCTGGTGGAGTAGCTGGCTCTATTCCTTGGCAATCTGCTATTGGTGTAACTGGCTTTACTGCTTTAGGCACAACTGGTCAAGTTTTAACCTCTAATGGCACTAGCACTCCTACTTGGACTACTCCAACAGCTTATGCAACTGTAACGGATGACACTACAACTAATGCCACTCGTTATCCATTATTTGCTAACCAAACAAGCGGTAATTTATCTACTTCTTATACAAGTTCTACTAAATACCAATACAACCCTTCTACTGGCCTTCTTACAGCCACAGGATTTAGCGGATCAGGCGCAAATTTAACTTCTTTGCCAGCAGGACAGTTATCAGGCACTATTCCTAGTGGCGTTTTAGGAAATTCCACTCTTTATATTGGTACAACTGCCATAGCTTTGAACGCTGCAAGCGGATCAATTACTTCTTTAGCGGTCAATATTAGTGGTTCTGCTGCAAGTGCAACAACGGCTACAACTGCCACAAATGCTACAAACGTAGCCGTAACTGACAATACAAGTTCTAGTGCCACTTGGTATCCGACATTAGTTTCTACAACTACTGGAAATTTACCAATAACAACAAGCTCTACAAAGCTTAGTTTTGTGCCTTCTACTGGGGTTTTAAGTGCCAATGGTGTAGCTTTAACAGGTAATTTAGGTACTGTTACAAGTGTTGCTGCCTTAACTTTAGGCACTTCAGGAACAGATCTAAGTTCTACTGTAGCTACAGGAACTACAACCCCTGTCATTACTCTTAATGTGCCTACAGCTTCAGCCACTAATCGTGGTGCTCTAAGTTCAACTGATTGGACTACTTTTAATGGTAAACAAGCTGCTTTAGTAAGCGGTACGAACATTAAAACAGTAGGCGGTGCAAGTCTATTAGGTTCTGGTGATGTAGGAACTATTGGTGTTGCCTATGGTGGTACTGGATTAACAAGCCTTACTGCTGGTTACATTCCTTATGGAAATGGTACAAGTGCTTTTAATTCTAGTTCAGCATTTCAATTTGATGGCACAAATTTAAAATTTGGTACAGCAGGAACTAACGGAGTTAAATTTGGAACAGGAAGTTCATTAAATTCTTATGAAGAAGGTTCATTTACACCAGTTCTTTATATAGGAGCTACAGCGAATAGTGCTGGTGGTTCTGGTATTTATAGAAAAATTGGAAACTTTGTTTCTTTTAGCCTTAATTTTTATAACCCTACTTTTACTGCAAGTGGAACAGGCAATTACTCTATTCAAGGATTGCCTTTTACATCAAACGGTAGTGCTATAAATATTATGGGCGTTTCATTTTTTAACGGCTATAACTCTACAGTAAGCGGAACGCCTTACGGAGAAATGACTACAAGTTCTACTACAATAGTTTTATTTAGTGCTTCTGGCGGTGGAAACTATACAAATATTACTAACGTACAAGTAACAACAACTTTTTTCTTGATGAGAGTATCTGGTACTTACCAAGTTTAATAAATAGGAATAATTATGACAATCACTACTAAAACAGAAATAGATGAAATTACTGTAACTACTAATGGAATTATTTTGGTTCGTCAAAACACAACTTTATTAGATGGAACAAATGTTATTGGAAATAATTATCAGCGTTCTAGCTTAGTGCCAGGACAAGATTTAACCGACCAAGACCCTAAAGTAGTAGCTATTGCCAACGCAATTTGGACACCTGATGTCATTGATGCGTATAAAACTCAAATAGCAAATCCACCAACACTTGTCTAACAAGGCTTAATATGACAACTCTAATTCCAAAATATGACCTCAAAAATGGTGGTTCTACACCATCAGGAGCTATTAATAGACCATTTAATGAAAAATTAAACGAAGTAATTAGCGTAAAAGATTTTGGTGCTACAGGGGATGGAACTACAGATGATTCTGCTGCCGTTCAAGCAACAGTAAATTACGCTATTGCCAATAATAAAACTGTTTATTTTCCTGATGGAACTTATATAGTAAATACTTCTATTACATTAACTTCTGCTACTGGTTTTGGCTTAAGAATTTATGGCGAATCAAAAGACCATACAATAATTAAATTTTACCCAACTACCAATTCTTATTTGTTTGACGCTAATGCATATATTGATGGCGGTTTATCTTTTTCTCAAATGTCATTTTATGGCACTGATTATTATTTTGACCCTAATAAAACACCAAGCACATTGTCAGGTCTTTTAACTACCAATAACACTGGTTCTGCTACGCCTAGATTGCGTATGGATAGTATTTTTGCTGGTGGTTTTAATGCTTCATATACTGTTTTGAGTTATTTGGCTATTGAATCTTACATAACCAAATCGTTCTTTTTTGGGCCATATTACAATTTTGGCGATTCTTCTGGTACTACTACTACAAGAACTGCATCTTGTTTTTATGTAGGCCCTAATTGCACAACGCATCATTTTACCGATACATTTATACAATGCTACAAAATTGGTATTGAATTTGCTAATGCTTTTTCAAATAGGGTTACACGATGCACTTTAGAAACTAATTTTATCGCTGTTGTTTCAAGAACAATTGTTGGTGCTGCTGGAAATTCAATTAGTAATTTAGTTAAAGATTGTTATTTTGAAACAAATTTATATAGCCTTGGCGGTGCTGCTGTAGCTGGCGATTATACAGATACATCTAATACAGCAAAATGGGGGAACATTGTTTTTGTTGATGGGTATTTAGCCGACTCAAAAGTATATGGTGGCACAAGTATTCTGAACCAACCTTGTTTAACTTATGGATATATAAATGTAAATTATGGAGCTAATATAGGAAGAACAGTTCAATTATCTTTTATTCCTAATCAAAATGGAATAAGTCATTCTGATAATCAATTTGATTCATTTTTAAGCACAAATACAAGCCCTACTGCGGCTACTTATGCCAATCTTGGTATTCAAATGGGCTATCCAAAGAATATTAATAACAATTCTTATGACAAAACTTTTAGAATTGAACCAATAGCCCCTCCTAGCGGAGTTGGAAGTCATGCTTCTTGGTCTGTTGTTGGCAATACAGAATTTAATAATACAGACCCTATTAACGATACTTGGGATGATACTTACTCTGTTACTCGTTTTAGAATTAATGGCGGTAATTCGTATCTTTCAGGTGGTGGTGCTTACAACACTAGCGGTGCTGACTATGCAGAAATGTTTGAGTGGGATGATGGCAATCCTAACGCTGAAAATAGAATTGGCAAATTAGTTTATTTGTCTGAAGATAAAGTTACTTTAACTGCTAGTGGCGATCCAATCGGTGTTGTTTCTGCAACTGCCAGCGTTATTGGTAATAATTGGTCAGAACAATGGTCTGGTCGTTGGCTTGTTGATGATTTAGGACAACCGATCATTACTGATGACTGTCTAACTCAAAACCCTAAATACGATCCAAATAAAAAATATATAGCTAGAAGTGATAGAAAAGAATGGGCTATTATTGGTTTAGTTGGAAGAATTAGAGTTTTGTCTAATCAAACTATTCCATCTAATTGGATTAAATTAAAAGATATTTCTTCTACTGTTACTGAATATTTGGTGAAATAATGAATTACAAATGGTCAATTCTTGATATATCAGCCATTGATGGTTTGATTACCCATGCCAAATATAAAGTAGAAATTTCTGATGACAATAAAATTGTCGAAACTGAAGGAAATTGGTGGTTTGCTAATCCAACTTTAAAAGTACCTTTTCTTGAAGTTACAGAAGAAATGGTAGCTTCTTGGATTGAACAAGAAACTATGAAAGATGGCATAAACCTTATAAAATCTAGGTTAGAAGAACAGTTAAATGAGC